ATTTTACTACAGTAAATCATGATGATTCTGGTGTTACAGGTCATGTGTCATCAACTGTTTCAGGATTACTAAGAAACCCTGCAACGATAAACTCTGCTGTAACCATAAGTGCAGATGAAAATGCGGTCATGGCAGGGCCAGTGACAATAGGTACAAATGGCAGTCTGACCGTCAACGGCACATTAGTCATTGTTTAGAAAGGAACTATGAATTTCTTAAAAGCTTTATTCTCTAATTACATCGTTGTGGATAACAACGCCATACAAGCAAAAACTGGTGGCATTCACGACAAGCAATCATTTGCTCAAAAATCACTTCACCGATCTTTAATAATGAGTTGATATGGCTATACCAACTGGAAGCGGAACAGAGGTTTTATATAGAGGTGGGTTTGTTGATCCAACTACTGAAACTGCCTTTAGATGGGACCGAACTAATCCGACGAGTGGAACTTCTACTTACACAGTACCCACAAATCATATTATTACGCTTCTCAATATAATTGTTTGTAATGATAATTCTTCAAATGCAAGAACATTTGATCTAGCAATGGTTCAATCAAGTTCAGTATTTAGATTATTAGTAGGTCATACAGTTCCTCCTAAGGGAACATTTATATTTTCAGATAAAATTATTTTATTAGGTGGAGATAAATTATTAGTAACATCAAGCGACACTTTGGATTTTACCTATAATTTTATAGACCAAGATTGGAGTACCTAATATGAGTGGATTAGTTAATGAAAGTGCAGATGCACGATCTAAAACAATAGTTGGAAATTTTAGGGTAAGAGCATGGGTTTCATTTAGTGGAACAACTAGTTCCCCAGGATTAGGTGATAGAAACGGAAACGTCAGTGGAATTACTAGAAATGGGAATGGTCTTTATACTGTAACATTTGCCCAATCCATGGAAGATACCAACTACACTTTTTGTGGGTCTGCAACTAATAGTGCTTCACCACCCCATTTAAGAGCTTTGACTTTAGAGGAAGGTAGCAAATTAGCTGGAAGCGTAAAGTTTGCAGTTAAGGATGATGCAAATAATGTGAATAATGAAGCAAATGTTAATATAGCAATTATTAGATGATGGAAAAATTAATTATATATCAACAGGAAAATGGGATTCTTGCTGAAGTATTTCCTACTGGTGCGTTGCCACTAAAAGAAACTGCGGAACAAATAGTTCCAACTGGGGTTAAATACAAATTTATTAATTATGCAGATTTGCCAAAAGACCTGACTTTTAGAGATGCTTGGGAATACGACTTTGACCAGAATGGACATGACGGGGTAGGCGCATGATCACAATCAACATAAACAAAGCCAAAGAAATAACCAAAGAAAGATTAAGGAAGGAAAGAAAACCTTTACTAGAAGCTCAAGATATATTGTTTATGCAAGCACAAGAATCTGGATCTGATACAAAAACAATTGTTGCAGAAAAGCAAAGGTTACGAGATATAACTAAACAAGTAGATTCTTGTAAAACTACTGATGAACTTAAAGCTCTTAAATGTGAGGCATCATGAGTTCAGAACTCAAAATAACGAATTTAAAACACGCATCAAGTAGCAGTAATAATCTGGTGCTGGCGAGTGATGGTTCTGCGACTATTGCTAATGCGACTTTAAGTGCAGGGTCTTTAGGTTCTTCAGTCACAGGTAATTGGGGTTGGAAACTTTTAGAAACACAAACTGTAAGTGGTGATATTAACAATCTTACAGTAGGCAGTGCATCCACAATTACAAGCACTTATTCAGTGTATAAAATAATTATGGAGGATTTTACAATACAAACTTCAACTTCTCTATTAGGTAAGTTTTTAATTTCAGGTACTGCCAAAACTACTGGTTACGACTATAATAGTTATGGTTACGACAGTGATGATAACCGATTAGGACAAAGTTCTAATAGTCAGAGTTATTTCTCTGTAACTAACATATCTTTTAGTCCAGCAGCTACCGAAGTTCAAGGGATTAACGGAGAATTTACACTTACAAACCCAAGTGCAAATCATTGGCATGGTATTAGATATACCATTGACTTTAATAATTCAAATAACAGAGCAACAAGAGGCACTGGAACCGCAGGTCATAGAAGACATAGAGATGCAACAAATAAAGGACCTTTAACAGGAATAAATTTTTTTACAAACAGTGGAACTGCAATTACACGAGGTACTTTACGATTATATGGAGTAATTAATGCCTGATTTTATAAGAGTTAATCAAGGATTTTCGGTTGAAGTGCCTGATAATCCTTCTGAATTACAACTAAAACAATCACAAGTGAAAGCAGAACGTAATTCTAAACTTGCAGAAACAGATGTTTATATGGTTTCTGACTTTCCTATTACCACTGAACAAAAAACTGCGTGGAAAACTTACAGACAGGAATTAAGAGATATAGATTTTTCAGATCCTGATAATATAAAATGGCCCTCTAAACCCGAATAATAATCATGCCTAGCGATCTTCAAGTATCAAACATCCGTGACCTAAATAATGCTAATTCTGCAATTAGTATAGCTTCAGATGGTCAGGTTACGATTGCACAGAATAATCCTACGATTACGTTAGGGAATAATACGACTTTTCCTGCTGGTCATGTTTTGCAAGTGAAATGTACAGTTGTAATAGATAGAAATGACACAACAGAAACTTCTACAAGTGGAACAGGTGGTGATGTAGGATTGAACGTCACTATCAATCCTATTAAAAGAAATGGTTCTTATTTTTTTATAGTATGCTCGATTGGAATGGGATCTTGCACTTCAGGCACTTGGGGCATCATCTTATCAAGAGATGGCACTAAAGTAGGAAATGGTGCAGATGTTAGTACCAGAAATGGAGTTTTTATAAGAGGGTCTGCAAATTATAATGGTGACAATAATCATGGATGGGGTGTTTCAAATTCTATTTGGGACAGTAGTGGTGCTACTGCTGGAGCCTCAACTACTTTTAAAGCAGGTTTGGTTTGCCAAAGTGGTTCGGCTGCAATAAATAGAAGTCAAACTAATTCTGATAATGCTCTTGTTTTTGGGTCTTATACATCATCATCTTTAACAGTTATGGAGATCGCACAATGAGTGATTTCAGACATGATGCTATTTTTAATACACATAGCAAAGTAGTTACGGTCAATGCTCATCGTGGCGCAGTTGATAAAGATGATAATTTGGTGACATTAGATGAAACAAAAATTGCTAAAGAAGAAGCTAGACTACAAGCAGAATACGATGCACTTCAATACCAACGTAATCGAGCCGTAGCTTACGACCCAATTCCTGAACAGCTAGATCAGATATACCATGATATGGATGGCTGGAAAACTAAAATCAAAGCAGTAAAAGACAAATATCCAAAGCCTTAAATGGATCATCATTTTCCTTCTCATACACCACCACAACCTCAAGGTATTATGGAAGTAGAATCAATCTTGATGTTAGTGGAAAGGATTGGACTTCCTGCGGTGATTATCGGGATTATGTGCTGGTATATTTTTAAAACTCAACAATCTCACAAAGAAGAAATTATTCGTTGGGAAGAAAAAGATACTAGAGGTGACGAAAGATTGATTGATGTTATTAAGGAACAAAACAAACAGAACAGTATAACTTCGGATGCAGTCAATGGATTGAGCGTAGCATTCAAAGATGTAGCTAAAACGAACGAACGCCTTTCCATGGAAATCAAAGGAATGGCTGAAGCTCTAATTGCTAATAAAAGATAATGGCTAAAGAAACAACTGTAACAACAGTTACAAAACCTGATCCTCCTAAACCGATCAAACCTCAAATGACGGTAAATGAGAGGATTCAGGTGAGTCGATTTATAGCTAGATTTGCAATAGCATTGTCTGCATTAGGCATATTTGCATATGTAGTCCATATAATGTTAGGAGCATCGGAAGAGCTTCCAGGTTCTTCAAAAGATTTATTAAACATTCTTATTGGAGCATTTATTCCAATTATTGCAGGTATTGCTAAATTCTATTTTGAATCAGGAGGTGATCTAGCTCAAGAACCAGAAAAACATGAAATACCACCACATGATGACGGAGAAGCAGATGCTGGAAAAGCTGCTTAATTACTTACATGGATTTTTTAAACCACAACAAACTGATGAAGAAAGGAACGATAATATGCTTAACCTCGTATTGCCATTTGTGGCAAACATGCTGAAAGACATTGTTGCAGATAAAGCACAATCACTAGCAGCAGAACATTTAGAACCACATCTTGATAAACTTCCTAAAGAGGTACGAGATGCACTTGATAGTGCTGTTGATGGTGATAATGCTCACAGTCACAAATCCCTCAAAGACCTTATCAAAGGATGATTGGTTAGCAATGAGAATAAGCCAAAACTTTAGTTTACAAGAATTGGTTTATTCTCCTACTGCAGTACATGCAGGAATAGATCAAGAAGAACATTTAGATACAAATGCAATTACACGCATTACTGCACTTACGTTAAAAGTACTGCAGCCTATAAGAGACAACTTTGGTCCCACAAAAATCAATAGCTGTTTTAGATCAGCAGCCTTAAATAGTCTTATAGGTGGATCTAATAAATCACAGCATTGTTGTTCAGGAACTTCTGCTGCTGCCGATATCGAAATTATTAGTGAGAAGATTTCTAATTTAGAACTAGCACAATGGATTAAAGACAATCTAGAGTTTGATCAATTAATTCTAGAAAACTATGCTCCTGAACGTGTATCAAAAATAACAGGTAAACCTGAAGGACCCAATTCAGGATGGGTACATGTTTCTTATTCTTCTGTAGGTGAGAATCGTAAAGAAGTATTACGAATGGTAAAGAAGAATGGTAAAGCTAAATACTATCCTGGTTTAACAGAATAGGGATCTTGCACCATGTTAAGTCAATTCTGGCTGAGCTAACTTAGCATAGGTGGGCAACGGCGAGATCCCTATCTGAACTTCACATACTTGTTACCTCTTTTTCTTCTGCGAAATACTTTAGGTTTAGGATAGTTTCTGATTGCACGTAGTGCTTCTATACTTAAACCAAGATACGCAGCTTCTTCGTCTTCATCAGTAATTTCAGTCCAGCACTTAGAACATAGACGTTTATGACTTTTGCTCATACGTGCCGTTCTGGATCTTATTTATAATTTCATGAACAATATCTTCAGGAGCAACAGACTGTCCAAACTGTTGAGAGTGTTTTAGTACATTAAGTATTGCTATTAGTTCTCTAGCAGTAAACTTAACGTCACTATAGTATTTTTCATTATTCATAAATAACGCACCTTACCAAATCGCAGCTTTCCTTAACATATCCTGATTTGCCTCGCCCCAACAGATCTCAATCATACCTGCCGAATCATAACCCAACTCGACCCAACTCAAATCGCCATACGACAACCGATAATACCTTGCCTGCCTTAACTAAATGCACCTCGACTCAATATGCCCGTCCGAACCAATCTTCAGTTTGCCTGCCCGAACACAACTCATCGAAACCTATCCGACCGTTCCATGCCTGCCCTATTGAAACGTAACTTGCCTATCCTCGACACAGCATAAGCATTCCGTACCTGCAAAAGCTCACCTTAACTCAACTCGTTATTCTCAACATACAACAATTCACCTTGGCATACCTGCCCAAACTCAACTCATCATCCGCAACATGCCCACCTTGCCTGCCTTAACAGGACTCACCTCAACGTGATTTAAGATCCTTGACTTGCCTGCCATAACTGAACTGACCACTACAAATAGCACCTAACCTCGACCCACCTGCCTTAACTCGACTGAACATACCGCAATGCAACGCATTATACCTGAATCTATCGCAACATGACTCGACTCAACACACCTGCCGAAACTCAACTGAACTGACCTGAACTGACCTAGACGTAGCCCATCCGAACCCATAATGCCACACCTGCCTAAACTCAACATACAACACCTTTCCATAGCACAATAAAACCCAGCAAGCCTTAGACGTTCATGTGATCTAAAGTGGTGTCAATACCAGCAATAACATTATCGGTAATCTCGATACGACTACCATTAGTTTCTACGTTTTTAAGGGATCTAATACGCTTTTGACAAGCTTGTAATCTAGCTTTCTCTTCCGACATCACATTCTGCCAAATATCAGGAGTATCTACAGCAAGATCAGTACGTTCATAATACTTACGATCACCTACAGTAACGTGTACGAATACA